GCGACGCAGGGTCAAGCGGCAGGCCGTCGGGCGAGCACCCTATTACCTTGCCGGTCTTCTCCATACGTTGCTTTGTGGAGTCGTGGTGTGGCTTACATAAGCCCTGCCAGTTCTTGCGGCTCCAGAACAGGTGCTGAGCCTTCTTCATTTCCTCGGGCGTCTTCGCTTCTTTCATGCGGTGCGGCACGATGTGATCCACCACCGTTGCTGGTTCGATGCGCCCCATCTGCTGACACATGGCACACAGAGGATTCTCCCGCAGGAACACAAGCCGTTCGGCTTGCCATTTGCTGCCGTAAGGCTTCTTAGCGTTCACCGATAAACCGCCAGAGCTTGCCGCCGGGCTGTAGCTCGCGTCCAATGATGGCCTGCACTTCACGCTTCAGGCAGTCTTGGCGTTCTTTATCCAGTCCGGAGCTAAGGATACAGTTTGAAATAACTGCATCTTGGATTAGCGCATCGCCAATGAATACTTGACCAGCATTAACGGTGAAAGCCGAGCGCGGAGGATTAGCTGTTTTGATACCAAACTTGCCAATCCGCAAACGCAGGATGCCCTTGTCGTCATAGAAGTTACTTACTGGCTTATCCTGGTGCTGTGCCTTCTGGATGCGTTCGTACAGATCGGCAATGCGCGTAAGCTGGCTCTCCAGCACAGTCAGGGATGCGCTATCAACATTGATGCCGAGGCTCATAGTGCCGACCCTCTCGGCTGGCTTAGTCTGGCCAAGTTCGAAGGCAGGAGCATGACCACCTTTTACCGACAGCGTGATCGGGAAATATTCCGGGATACCGTTTACCATAGTGCGCACGCCATGAAGGTCATAACGCGCAGTGCCGGCAGGGTTGCTTAACTCATAGCCGTCATTGGTGACGGTTACGCCAAGGTTGCGCATAACTTCTCGCAGGGGTAACTGTTTCATTCCGAATCTCCAAATAGAAAAGCCACCAGCCTGCCGGTGCGCTGGGTGCGCGGTGGGTGCAGGTAGACGACTTTGGTGATTTTGCTTGCGCATTACACAGCAGTCTGATAAGCCTGCTCTGTGATACAAAAGCACATACGTAATCGTCATGAATTCCACCGGAGGAACTATGAAGCTAAATGAATTTGCGCACCCCGAACCCATCCTTTCAGATGCAGCATTAGCTACGATAAAGATCGGTAGCCTGGTAAAAATTCAACTCACTGATGGAATTGGCGATAAATTTAACGAGACAATTATCGTTGAAGTGACTGGGCGGGATGATCACGTTATTGAAGGAAAATTCATTAAACGCCAGCTTGGGCGATTTGATGATAAATCAAAGGAATTTAAATCACCTTTCGCTTTAGATACGATTCATTTTATCAAAGAGGCTGTATTTGCTATAGAAAACGACTAGTTGGTGAACAAGCATTATCGATGGCCCTCGAAAAGGCCACCTGTAATGCCATCAGGCCAACTGCAGAACGCCGTGCTCTTCCGACTCCGAGTAAGCGATCAGGCCGTTGTATTCAGGAACCTCGCCATCCTCAGCCTCAAACGCTGGAATAGTGCCGGTGGTAATGGTGTAGGACGGCTGACCTTCATCTTCTGCGAAACGCGCCAGCTCTTTAATTTGTTCCAGGGTTAGTACGATTTTGCTCATGGTTTCTCCCGGCGGTTTCCCGCCATTGGTTCAGCGTGGCCACCTGGCCGGCGCAGATTGATAGGGCTGTTTTCAGTGATAGCGTGTAGCTCACCGCATCGCCCCAGGTGTCGCCTTGTAGGCTTGGCTGCTCGCATGGAGTGAATACTGATTCAGGGGGTAGCAGGACGATTTGCTGAGGTGGCGGTAGCGTTCTGCTGCAGGAGCTCAACAACAGCGGCAGGCATAGGACTATTCCCACATTTAATGCCTTTAAGTGCATCTCGCAATTTCCTCTGGTAGGTTTCCTCGCGCTGGCGTAGTAGCTGCTCTCTTTGTTGTTGCTCTGCTGCCAAGGCTCTGTTCTTCCGGTCTTGTGCTTGCAGGGTTGAGATCAGTCCTGACTGCTGCGCCAGCGTCTTTTCCTGCTGCTTAACCTGCTCACCAGCCTTTACTGCGTTGCTGTGGAAGTAAAACGCCAACCGGCCAGCAACAATCAGCGCCACCGCCAACAGACCGATAATCATCGTCCGAACGCTGAATGAGGTGTTCATGACAAAAACATCTCGCGCTCTGCTGCACGACGCTTGACCAGACCCGGCATCACCTTACCTGCCGAGTTGCGCCATTTGGGGAATTCGTCCGCCGCCTCATGGGCGTCACCAGCATTGAACTTCTTCACCAGAGTTGAACCAGCAAAAGCGGGCCCGCCGATGTTGAATGCCAGCGATACCATCGCGTCGAACTGATTCTGCGTCATCGTCCGCTTAATCGCGCTGTTGACCGTCAGCTCAAACACGGCCAAATCCTCGGAGAAGAACGCTTCTGCCTGCTCCTGCGTGATGCGGCCACCGGGTTTGACGCCTTTGGTGTGACCCCAGCCAATTGTCCAGGGCTCACCGCCGGTGCCGGGATCTGGGTATGCCTTCAAGCGAAGCTGCTCAAAACCTTTAATGAACTCCCTGCCCTTAGCGCTGGTTTTCATTGACACCCCCGAAGAAACGCTCCCAGAAGTACGTCAGCGCCACGCTACCCATAGCACCGCAGAGACCTGCGCCAACGAACGCCATATTGACCGATAGCCCCGTCTCCATGCTAACGATGCCCCCGATTAACCCTGTGAAACTGGATACAACAATCTGAGCCAAGGCATTCACCCAGCTCCACGCTGCCTTATTCCGCTTGATATCCATGAGATACCTCACAACACCACCCCAGCCGGCAATGAGGATGAACACCACCCATAGGCTGGAGAAGATGTGGTTGATTTCTTTATCCGGCATGCTGCCACCCTGCCTTTGTGGGATTGACCGGATACACCGGTGATGAAAGAAAAAGGCCGCCAAATGGCAGCCTGTAATTGACGCGAATTGTCGCTTTGTAATTGTCGCTGGTTGATCACTGCCGATGGAAAACACCACCAGCGGCTGAAATCTGACCCACCAAAATGCAAAAAACCCCGGCGTGTTAAGCCAGGGTCAAAATAGGTGCCGGTCTTTCCCGACTGTCACTTCACATCAGAGCGGCGCACTCAAAATCCCAGGTGAAGGATTCGATAGTGCATATCAAACTGAATGCGCCTTTCTGAGGCGCTTCCCAGCCACTCCGGGCATCCCTTCATCGCAGGCTGAAAAGCTTTGTTTGGAGCGGTCAGCGGGAATCGAACCCGCATCATCAGCTTGGAAGGCTGAGGTAATAGCCATTATACGATGACCGCGTTGGTGGCCCTTGCTGGACTTGAACCAGCGACCAATCAGTTATGAGCCGACTGCTCTAACCAACTGAGCTAAAGGGCCAAGGTGGCGAATTCTAAAACATTCCCCATTAACCACACAATACCATATGGTTATCTTTACATTCGCGCACAAAAAAGCCCCGCGAATGCGAGGCTATTGAATTTAGCTAGTTGCAGGCAAGGTATGCCACTATTTGGAGAATTTACGCCAACTTTATGCAAAATGCAATACCCTGTTTAAAAAATGTCGGCATCCGTGCCTAACGTGCTTCACTTTGTTATTTTGTTGAATACGGACGCGGCCACGCCTTCCTCAATGTCGCATTTCGCCACCAGCGCCTCATAGAACGGCTTCCAGTTACGTGACCATGATGATTGCGTCAGCTCAGGAAGCAGCGCTGTAATCGCCTTGTAGGCCACAGACGAGGGCATGCGGCTGAAGCCTTTTCCGCCGCAGCGTTCGCAGTCCTTGATGACCGGTGCGCCGCTGGCTTTGGTTGCCACCCGGTCGAGCGCCTTGCCCGTCCCCTTGCAGTTCCTGCAGCGTTTATGGAGTTTCCCCTTGCCCTTGCAGGTCTGGCACATCTCGCGCACCACCTGGCGCTTCGTTGTCGGCGGGATTTTCTCTTCGCCATCCATACCGACGTAACCCGGGTAGGTAACGACGTCACGCTCAACCTCCACCAGCCCCTCACCGTGACAATCGTGACAGGTCACGCTGGCGCCGGCAGAGTGCGCGTATTCTTCGTAGGCCAGCGCGGCCAGAATTTGCATGCAGCGAGCCATGCGGCGGCCGGCGACTTTCCCGACGTGCTTCGGGGCCTTGCGCATAGCGTACTGGGTCAGCTCCGCAATGGCCCGCTCCCGGTCTTCGCTGCTGATCCCTGTTTTACCCAGGAACGCCGCCATCCCAAAGCGGGCTTTTGATTCTGTCAGCCCCAGCGCCGCCATAATATCGGTGCCGGTGATGCGATCTGCCGATGTGCACGTGGGTGAATCAGAAATAGCCAAACCCTGCGGGCTGAAGTGCTTTAACGCCGCTTCCAGTCTCATTTTTTTCCACCTTTCACGCAATGAAATCAATGCACCAATTATTGCATAAATTGCAACACAATTCACTTAATTGCATATTATGAAACAACGGCACTACAGTCGCTATGCGTCCCCGTGAACGCCAATCAGATTCAGGTAAACAGCGTCACTGTCGGCGCCGTAGCTCCCCTGATGGCGTTCGCTTTGCAGATACCATTTCAGCACCGCCAGCGCTTCTCGCTGGTCTCGCGGACGCAAGGTTTCCAGCTTTTTATCCAACCACGCCTCTCTGTCTGCAATAGGGCCATCGCCATCATCATAGCCGCCGGGATCGATTTCTTTTCTTGCGGCGCTCCGCATGCGGTATAACCAGCTCCAATACTCAAACTCGCGCACGACATCGGACAATGTGTAAGGGTCCGGTAAAACATCCGTAAATCCCTTCGACGCCGCTTTGCGTACGCCCCAGGCTTCAAGTATGCGATTTCCGCTAATGCTGCCCCGTTGCCGCTCATCGTCAGACCACCCATAACATTCGTCATCGTAAATCTCGCCGCATTCAGCCAACATTCGCCGCTCAGCCTCGGTCGGCTCCATTGCCGCCTCATAGCTGCCAAACGCCCCCCGCGCAGCCAACGCATTCTCACGCTGTCGCTTGGCCCCCTCGATATAATGTTGTGGGTTGTCCATCCACATAGTGGAAAATACTGATGTCCAGCCGGCCCCTTGCGCCTGCAGGTGGCGCGTGTAGTTCTCCTGCGCCTGCTTCGGCGTAATGGTCAGCTTTTTCAAGGCATCTTCCGCTGCGGCAATGTGTGCCGGCTCGCCAGTCTTGATAACCTCCAGCACCCACAAATAGGCATCGGTCTGTTTATCGCCCGTAACTGTGCGCTGAGGCGGTAGCGGCTTGGGCACCGCTACTGCCGTGCTGTATTTCTGCTCTGGAATGGTGAAGAGCACCCGGTGTTCAGGATTATCACGAAACAGCCCCGAGCGGCGGCAGGTGGTCTTTACCGTGTTGAGATTCACGCCGGTAAGACGTGAGATGGTTTTATACCCCTTGCCCTCTCGCTTCAGGCGCAGGATTTCGGCTTTCTGGTCTTTCATGCGTTGCACACCCTATGTTCAGCTTGTCAGGGGCGGCCAGGTGACCGCCCTTCTCGTTATTGACTCTGGCGCTTGCCACCACCGCGCACCGTGCGCGCGCTGATAACCGAGTCCGCCAACACCTGATACCCGGTGTTCGTCTGCCCATCGCCACCGGTCCATTGACTGATATTCAGGGTTCCCGAGACACTGATAAGGTCGCCTTTGCTGTGCTTCGCCAGGAAATCCGCTTGTTTGCCAAAAGCCACAACGCCCAGCCAGAAAGGCGCCTCACCGCTCTCTGCACTGTGGCATGGTAGTGACACCGCCATCCTTGCAAAGGCCATTGTGCTGCCGTTGCTGGTGGTCTTGCTCTGCACATCGGCCACCAGCCGGCCGTGTGCTGCGATATGTGCCGTCATTACATGTCCTCCTCGGTGTCGTCAGGCATCATCAGCACAACAAAGCGCGGCTGCTTGCCGTCAATTCTCAGCGTCTTTTTGGTCATCCCCTTGGCCGGTTTGTCCAGCATGCCGGCGTCGGCCAGCGCCTGCGCAAAGGCAACAGGATTTGCGCCGGCGGCAATCTCATCGCGGAACACCGACGGGTAGGTATGAAATATCAGCGTCTCAAGCCCAGGGCGTTCTTCCCGATACCCGGCCAAGTCCCGGATTGGCAAATCGCGAGGGTCAGTGTGTGGATGCGGCAGATAGCGGCTGTAACCGAAGCGCTGCAGGAAGGCTTCCGCCTGTTCTACCCAGGCTTTGGCCTCACGGTTCCCCATGCCGAACTCATTGACCCAGGCGTTAAAGCTGTGCTGCAGGGCGTCGCGGCTTTCCTGCTCACTCCAACCCGTGAGCGTTTTCGACAGGATCAGCGCCCCCTCCAATACGGCAAAACGTGACGCCACCCGCCGAACCTGTTCGCTCGCTTCTTCGGGCAATAATCCCAACCACCGGCGCTCGGCAGCACGCACCGCATCAATAGCCGCTTTCTTCTGGCCGGCAAGCTGGTTTATCCATTCACGCCCCACAACGCCATAGTTCTGTTTGCAGGCATCACGCATTGCATCAGCATGTGTTTTACCGTCGGCATAACCGTGGTACTGCGTCGCCTTGGAAATCGGCACATTGAGCAGCCGCACCAGTTGCCCGGCATTGATTTTCCCACCGTCGGCACGGATGTAGCTCTCAAGATCAATCTCGCCGGTGCTAAACGCCATTGCGCGCCAGCGTTTGATATCCCGATTGCCGCCCTCCTTGGCGCCCTGAATTTTGCCCACGCCGTTGAAGAGCGCATAGGCCGCCTCCGCGACCGCCCTGCGGTTGCTGCCCTGGCCGATTTCATCCAGCGGCATAAATCCGTCGTTGTGAGCCGCCGCCTCATTCACCAACCCAAGCGCCGTTGAGTACCAGGTTAATTTCAACGCATCGGGCTCACCGTAGACGGTACTGGCAGCGTTGCCGGTGGTGGTTTTCCCCGCCGACGAGCCGCCGAACAGGTGCACCCCGAAACCGTCCGCGCCGGCGATGCCAATCAGCGGCGCAGCCAATGCGCAAGCAATACCGAGCATCATCGACGGGTTACCCTTCGCCAGCCTGGCCACGCTATTACGCCAGCTCTCGGTGGTTCCCTTGACGGTATAACCCCGCGCAGCAGCAGAGCGTCCATTGAACAACACAGGTTTTTCTGGTGTGCCCAACACTTCCCCGTCGGGCATAATGTAGGCGCCACACTGCCAGCCGCTGGCGCTGGCAATCGCCCACATGTCTCGTTTGCCGCTGCGCTGCAGATGATCGGCAAGAATGGCTCGCAGACCGCTTTTCGAGGTGATCAGCATGCCGCCGGCCTTGAGTTTGGCCCAGCCGTCACGCTCCCCGATATCGCGCAAGGGAACCGCTTCGGTGCGCCGTTCATCGCTGCCCTCCGGCGTCCAGGCGAGAATGAGGTAACGCTCCGAATCGTCCTCGCCCACGCCCACCACCTCGACAAACGATGAGAGCCACACCTCTTTTTCGACAACTTCCCCGCTGTCCTTGTCCAGCTTGGGTTCCACCCAGTACAGACCGCCACGGCGTCCGTCGATATAAGGTTTTAGGTCGTCTTTCGTTGGACGGCTTTCCGCAGCGGTGATCTGAATACCTGCCGGCTGATACAAGCCATTGACGAAATCTTGTCGGGCAATATCAACGCCATGCAACTGCCGGTGGTCGTCCCAATCGGCTTTTACCTCCCCCGGCGGGAGCGTGATCCAACCATCAACGGCTTTGGCCGCTTTCTCTGCCGCCAGTTTGCCAGTGTTAACGCGAGGTTTGCCCTTCTCATCAACGTCACCCGGCGCGTGCCAGTCATTGTCACCGGCGATAATGATCCGCGCTGCCGGGTATGCTTCACGAAACGCCTGCGCGACCGGCAGCAGGTTCCCGGCGTCAATCGCGGCAACATGCGACACTTCAGGCATCAGTAACGCCGCTGTAACGCTGGTGGCGTTACCTTCGGCAATCACAACCGTTTCAATCGATTCGGGTAGTGGCCATGGCGAAATAAACGCGCCTTTCTTTTTGGTGCCGGCCAGCAGACGCTTTTCGCCTGTCGGTTTGATGATCTGCGCGCCGGTAATCGCCCCCGTAATCGACCGCAATACCAGCACTATCGAGCCATCGTCCAGCAGGGCTTCGAAGGAGCTTGGAAGCCCCTTATTAGCGAGATAAAACGCATCACCCGGATGGGTTTTCAACAGCAATTCAGCGACACGGTCTGCGATCGACTTCTCGTCCCTGTCCTCACGGGCAGGTTTAACAAGCGACGGCGTGACGATTGCCGGCGTTTGCGTTGTACTGTCACCGATACCCAGCACCCCGGCCACCATTTCGGCGGCTTCAGTGATGCCGATACGGTACGTACGCGCTACCAGGTCAAGGCCATCGCCATGATTCGGCACATCACACTGACGGCAATGCCACTCGCCGCCGTCGTGATCGTCGATAAAGTGAAACCGATCAGTACCGCCACAGACAGGGCACGGCCCATGCCCATCACGGGCAGGAACATCAACACCACACTGCGGCAAAAGCTGGGACCATCCCCCCGTTGACTGGCGTTTTACCTCTCGGATCAGGTCGATGTTACGCATGGAAGTTACCCCCGCGCTTGGCAACCGAATCACCCATGTCTGCCCGCATGGACGTCCAAAGTTCCATGCCTCGCTCGGTCAGTTCCCCCTCAACAACACACTGCGCCAGCCATTTGATAGCAACGCCTTCCCACTGCGGCGCTACCTCCTTCAGAGCCGCCAGAAACCCTGCATCCACCAGCTCCCGCATGCCACTGACGCCGCCGATAACCGCCACATGGATTTCCTGTCCATCAGCATCGACAGTGAACCAATCACCGCCGTTCTGTTGGCGGATAAAGTTGAAGATGGCCGCTGAAAACTGGTTTGCCAGCGCATTCAGGCGAAAATTCTTGGTTAAAGGTTTCATCTTTCCTCCTCAGTGCGCGGTGGGAGCCGTCGGCAAGCCTTCACGGTTCATCTGCTCAATGAAGCTGTCGTGCAAATCGGCCAGGATTTCCCGGCCGGCGTCCGACAATCCATGATCTTTACCCGCCATCATCATGTAGAACTCGATGGCATTATTAACGCCTTGCTCGCGGCCATAACGCTCAATGAGCGCCCCTTCAATGTTATTTGCCATGGCCAGTCGTTCCGCCATCGGGTAAAGGTTCATGCCGCCATGCTTGCCGACATAAAGCGCACAATCCTTAAATTCACCGGGGCACCACTCCACGCGTGCCGATCCGTTTTTCTCAAGCTGCTCACGGATAAACGCTGTTGCTATCAGCCAGCGCCATAACAGCAACAGTTCTTCGTCCGTTGCGGCCTCTTTTGTGTCCTTTGGCTTTTTCCCCCAGGCCTTGAGAATGTCGAACGACAGCTTGATTTCATCCTCCCATTCACCGGCGTCCAGGCGACGCATCACGTCAGCAAACGGCACCAGGTCTACCTGCTCGAATACCCCTTCATGGTTGCAACGCAGAATGCGGACACCGGCTGACGTGGCTTCAGCACGGTATTTACCGACAGTTTCATTTTTCCCGAATACGGCATGAATAATATTTTCCATTAGTACATCTCCAGTCCGAGGGTATTGTCCTGCGGGTTCTTTAACGCCATTTCCACCGCATTGCTCATTAGCGATGCCATAAACTCGATGCCTTCCGGCGATAATTTGCTGTTATCTTTATTCAGCATGCTGGCATAGGTCGATTCCAACAGTTTTAGGCTGTTCGCCTGCCCGTACTTTTTGAAGCACTCCACCTCAAAACAGTCTGTCAGGCAGCGGTGCACGGCCTCTGCACTCAGTTCGCCCAGGATGACCTGCTGGCGGTTTACCGTTACAGAGAACACCGGGTGTCCGCCGCTGCGGCGCTTGCAATAATCCACAAACGCCTCGGCAATGTGTTTGCGATTTAATTCAATTGAGCGATTCATATTCCGTCCTTACTGAATTCCGGCCGAGTGAGGCCCCCGACCGGCGTCGGTATTAAATTTGTTGATAGCGATTAATTAATGCTGGAAGTTAGCGTCTCTTTTTCTGCTCACGCTCACCAATATTAAAGTTTGCAGTTTCCGCATTCGTTTTCAGTGCGGCGGCAATTCCCGGCAGATGCATTAACATTTCGCCCAAGCTACGCAAATCTTCTCGCGCATCTGATTCCGAGTAGTTTTCACTGTCGCAGGCCCAAAAAGCCAAATTACCGATCGCGCCCAGCCCGGAAATGATTCCCTCATAGGCCGCGTCAGAGTGCTGGCGGATGTAGAACAGCGCATCGGTATCTTCTTCCTGCATGGTCGCCTGAGTTAATACCTGCTCAATATGGCTCATGCCTCACCTCCGAAGATTTTGCGTAGATCGACGCCATACACATCCAACCACGCGCCCGCCGGCCAGGACTTGACGCTACCGTAGCGAGGGTCGGGCACATCCACTGCCGTTACACCGCGTTCCTTGCACCATTTGCGAAGGAGCGAAAACTTAAACTCACCACCGGTTTTCTTCTCTACCTTGGTGATCGTCGCATGCTTCACGCTCTCACCCAGGCGTTCCTCAAGGTCTCGGCATTTACGGGTGGCCGCGCTGAGTTTGCCCAGGGCTGAGGCTTCGCGCTTACGGCTAATCTGCGACTTGGTGCGGACGGCATGATCGCGTTCGCTGGAAACCTCCTGCACCTTGTGCTCAAGCCCGATCACCTTTTCTGTGTAGGTCAGCAGCGTGCCGCGCAGGAACTCGGGATCGTTGAGAGCTGCCATTGGGTCTACCGCCGGCAGCACATCACGACGAGTGAAGTAGAACTCGACCATTTCGTCGTAGTAGCTCCACGCCTGATCGGTTTCCAACATCTTCGCGTGGTTGGCGGCACCGCGTTCAGTCCAGAGGCGAAGACGTGGCGTGCGTTTATCAACTACCCCTCTTAAAGAGGGTAAGTTCTTCAGGGACTGAAGCTCTTCGCCCTCAACATCAAAATAGTGCTTACCTTCGATAAAGCGATTTTGGTTTCGCGAGAAGTTGTTGCTGATCATTTTCTCTGTTGCGCCATACCCCGCCGCTAGCTGCTCGGTAGTTACCACACGCAGACCGCGATACTCGATGATCTGCAGGTCTTTAGCCTCGACGGCCATCAATTCGGTTTTCTTAGCCATTGCACACCCCCTGTTCATTTTTCACCGTTGGTTGTTCACCAAGATCCAGCGCATTAGCCGCGCGCTGCGCATAATCACCGGCGGCGTCAACTACCGAGCCGACATATCTCAAAAGATGATCGTTGCCGGAAGCCAACATTTGCTGAGCACAGTCCAACAAATCAGCTGTGCGCTGCACGTGCAGCAACACGTCTTCATGGGTCTGGTAGATATGGGTCTTATTCATCGTCGGCCTCCACAGCGCGTCGGGCGATTTCTTCAATCAAGTCGATAAGCTCGAAACAAATTTGCTCTTCTTTCCCGCTCGATGTGAGATAGCCGGCAGCGGCAGCCAGCGCCTGGATTTTGCCGAGAGCGTTGATAGCATCCAGAACCTGAACGTTACGCATGAGTGCCTCCCGCTATCAGCGCCAGTAGGTAAACAAAACCAGCCAGGCTACCGAGGGTAATGAGCAGAAGACCAGCCACCAGCAGCAAATCAGCCATAACTTCCGACAACATTTTGTAATTACGAGGTTTGCGCATTTTTCTTCTCCCGGCGCAGCTGCTCTTCCTGCAACCAAATGGCGGGCCCGTTAACCAGATCAATCGCCAGCGTGACGAGCGTATTCATGTCCGTAATATCGAGATCGTCAGCGCCGATATTCATCGCTACCAACAACGCGTTTAGCTGATCGGCCTGTCGGCTAATCTCTGGCAATGAAGTTTCATGCGACATGAGCAACCTCCTCGGCAGTAGCGTGACTTTTCGTGACTTCGTCGTGATTCGGCGTGACATGCCACCCGGCACGCTGAGCAAGTTCGATAAACGACTCTACCGAACAGCAGAAATGATGCTCGGGGATCGGCAGGCTCGATGTGATGACGCCGTTCTCCACGTACAACATCACGCGGCCTGTGGTGCCTGGGTAAACGCCAAGCAAGGTCAGTATTTCAGGGGAAATGTTATGCATGAGCCACCTCCGGCGCTGCCTGGCGCTGCTCGTAAACCCACATAAAGCCGTCGTCAGTGGAGAAGATTTGCAGGCGACAAGGTGCAGCCGTGCGGATTTGAGCGGCAAAGGTCAGCGTCCAACGAGGGAATTTGGCGCGAGCGTCATCCTCACTATCGGCCTCAGCACGAAGCACCGTCGGTGTGGAGTCGGGAAATTCGTTAGGGGTGCCCAGGAACAGGTATACAAATTTAGGGCGAGTTTGGGTATCATGTGAACATGCCATATTGTTAGCTCCGATAACAGTGTGGTTAGAGACCCCATATGTGTTGCGAGCACTATGGGGTTTCGTCGTTTTTACGCCATGAAAAATCAAGGTGAAAACAAATTTAGTGCATGGTGTTGCACACGTCAAGCCTTTTTTGTTTTCACTTTTCATGTATACTGTTGCACACTGATTTTCACGGAGCAATGGTATGGCAACTGGTACAAAAAACGCTAAGTCACAAGCCCTAGCGGCAAGAGTTCCGCACGATGTAATCGAAGAGATGGAAGCTGTAAAATCTAAAGGAGAATCCACCGCAAACTTCATCGTTTTAGCCATACGAGGAGAAATCGCGCGCCGACAAAATGAAGGGGGGCAAGAAAACCCTCTGCTATCCGCATTCGATGCGCTAACGCGTGTTGAAAAAATCGGCATGAAAGCCAGCGACGAAATCAAGCAGCTTGTCAGTATTGCACGCGAGGAATTGCAGCGCCGGCAGCACAAGCAAGCCAAGGAATCGCCAGAGGGCTGACCTACGAAACTTTCGTAGGTAACTGGATTACCCAAAGTAACCTTGTTATCGTGCGTAGCAGCAAGATGCTGATTTTCTTGATGACTGAAAAAGCAATCATCCCAAAGGGCAACGTTCGCAGCGTTGTCCTTTTCTTTTTGCGCACCCGGTGTGCAGCTGCTGGCTTTCATCAGAGTCTTCAAACTCGGTGAATCGCCGAGTTTAGTTTCCCGGATTCCTGCGGCGCAGGTTTTCGAAAGAATCAATTGGTTACGCAAAATTTGTGCGTCAGCATTACTGCCTCGCAACTGACTCGCGTAGTTTGGTTCTGCCTGCTGGACAAAATCGCGGCAGCCCTTGTGCGGCGCGGTATGCTCTGCGACAACCCCATAGATATTAGCCATCATGGGAGCACCTCTTTCTTACCGCCACCAATCAGATCGAATGCTATCTGCCCCATCACATCTACTAGCCTTTCGGCTTTTAGCAACTCCGGCAAATCATCCTGGCGCTTACGAAGGCGGCGGCCTGCGTCGGAAGAATCCTCGTCTGAGGCTTTCCGGGCTGTCGCAACAATGTTTCGCATCTGTTCAATTGTGTGATGAACACCGCCTTGAGGTGCTGAAGTTTCTTGCTCGGCAAGGTCCAGCAACCAAATGCGTAACTCTTTGGCGATCTTGGTGCGCGACAACATACCGATTAGGTGAGCTCCGCGCGGCGAGAACAAGCGTACGTCAACTTCACGTAAGCTATTGTTTATTCCATTCATCCTCACTTTGGTCACCATCGTCATACTGTCGGTGAATTCGTCTTTATGGCGGTTGTAGATGTTGGAAACTTTACCCGCATTCGCATAACCAAGCAGATCAGCCAAGGTTTCCATAGTGAACCATATTTTCCCATCGCCATTGTCGAATGGAATTACCACCTGGTCGTGGAACTTCAGCTCGGTGATATTGGCGCTGGCAGTGAATTCAGGATGAGTTTTGCCCTGACCAAGAATGGCCATTTCTTTCAGTTTCATTGGTTATTCCTTATTAAGCAGAGCGTCGGTTATAAGGGGTATTAACGTCTGTAACTGCTGGTGGATTGCGAACCCACCACAACACATCGCTGAGAAGCCAAGCGCATGAATTGCGGCCAAAGTGGCAGCGTGCCGGGAATTTGCCTTCATTCTCAAACTGCCAACGGGTGGTGCGGGATAGGCTAGTAATATCCAAACACTCGCGCTCGCGGATGCGTTTATCGTAGGTGAACCCATACTCCGCTAAAATGCTGCGGCGTTGCTCTGGGGTCGGCGGGATAAAGATGGTGTCTGACATGCTGTCTCCTTCTGTTTGCAAGCTATGGAGAACAGTTTAGCGCTAAAATACTGGATGAAAATACAGTTGTAAGGTTTACTGTTGTGCGAATAACGATACAAAGGCATGAGTAACGCTTACTCGTACCTTTGTATAGCTTACAACGGGTTAGGTCTTTCGTTCAGATGGCGATTTATGGGCGTTACTCAAAATCTCCGCAATTTTTGCTTCGGTTTTTATGGGAGAGGTTTGATTAATGAAAAAATCTGGCCGATTAATTAGCTCCCTCGCCCATGCTGAATAGTTAATTTCTCCATTTGGTTTTCTGCAATACTCTTCGAAAACACTATTTTGTTGCTCTCTAAGTCTGAGCGCGGCCATTAATATCTGCTCTCGATTTCCAGCATGACGCTCAGCGCTATGGTGTACTATTTCCCCACACTTAATTTCATGACTCTTATCACCAGCTATGCCGATATCCCGCTGCTCCAAATTATGATAATCCCCATTAAAATCAATCAATCTGCGAACGGTGTCTGCTGTTATCCATAAGTCATTTTCTGTTAATTCGATTTTTTCATACAATTCTTCGTAATCTTCATCGCTTTCTACATTGTCAGCACTTTCTTCACACTCATCCTCACTAATTTCTGCTTTTGTAAGAGGAAATAACCATCCAGCAGGGGTGTTTTCATCGATTTTATTAAAACCCAATGCAACCCCTTCGGCAGATGCTCTACCATCACTCAGAATGGAGTTAATAATACGGGTTGGAAGGGTCCAAAGACCATAAGCTCTTCCCTTATGACTTTGTGTCCAGTGTTCATCTTCAGTGTCATCACCTCGCCTTGCTTTATAGAACCGAGGATAAAAACCCGTCGTAAAATCATCATTCTCGAACATATTATCTATAGAAAATGATGTGTATTTTGAAATGTTTTTTGCTAACGCCAATACAGCATGATCATAATCAAGGGAGGAATACCAATCCTCGATATCTTTAACATTCCCTTCGAGAGATAGTATCGAGCTCATCCCATTCAGCCTTACACATAAAGCTATTTTTCCACAGGCACCCAAGCTAAGGATATCAAATGTATGCATGTCCAAAAATTCAGCGGCCCTACCGATTCGGCAGTATGTAAATGGTATTTTTGTATCTACGTTAGCCATGGAATTCTCCTCTAATCCATATATCTATCGAAAGAATATTTGTTAGCACTCTCACTATTACCATTAGTATTTTGCTCACCTACATGCTATGCCGAGTTCTTCCTTGAGAGCAAAACAACATTCTCGTGATTGCCGGCGAGCAAATCCAAGCGCTCTAGCCAGCGATTCAACGCATCAAGTTTCTCTGGCAAATACTGACTGCGATTGTATACCGCCATTACGCCGCCCAGCGTGTGCCCAAGCAACAGTTCGACAATGTGAGGCGCAATTCCGAGATCGCTCATTCCTGTGGAAAAAGTTCGTCGCAGATCGTGAAGTCGCCAGTGCTCAGAGTGCCCCAGCCGCTGGCACATTTTTCGCCCTGTCTGGCTCACGGCGGAATCGGTTTTAACTTCACCCAGCAGCAACCCGGACTCTTTGTTTTGCTGTTTTAGCTGCTCGATAAGAGGGCATAAGCGGTCTGGAATAGGCCTGATTATCTTCTCGCCGTTTTTGCTGTGCGCTTCAGGAACGGTCCATAGTTTGTCGCGAAGGTCCCACTCCTTGAGCTCCGAAAGCCTGATTTCGCCAGTACGGGCGCCAAACGAGATAAGAAGCGATACCAGGTTGGTGTAGTACGGCGAAAACGAATCGTTTTTCAAGGCTACGAGCAGATCTGTAAGTTCCCTGCTCGTCAGTACCCTTTTCCGCTTACTGGTTTTGACTCCAATATCCTGCATCGTCA